GCGGTTCAAAAAATAATCGATTGGTGCGGAAAGCCTCCAGCCGGTCAAAATCCAACGAAGGATATTAAAGACGTGCTCTCAGCGCTTGCTGTTTTTTCTGCAACCCTGGTACCAGAAACACAACCTGCCTTGATTGAAACGGTCACCAGCGCGGCGGATTTATACACGCGCGATGAAACCAAACTGCTCACCGCCGGATTCATCCTGGTCAGATACGACCGGGAAGCAAAAACAGTCCAGCGTACCTCCGCCAACTCCGCGGCGGGTTGGGCTCCGGCCGTATTATTCAATACCTACGCGGCAGCGGAAAAGACCCTCAAGGATATGTTGAAAATCGACACCATTATCGAAGTCTCCCTGGAGGGCAAGGCCAACCTTACGACCTGCCGCCGGAAGCTGCTTGCAGCTGGATTCGATTTTTATCGCTCCGAAGGTGTTATCCCTGGCCACGGCACTGTTCCGCGGATCAAGCAGGGGAGTAGTAATTGGTCAACCTGGGGAAAATACGAACAACTATATGAACTGAAAAACGCCTGGGATGAGTTGATGACGGATGATAAGGCGCTGGAGGGGTAATCATGGCCTGGATGAATATCACCTGCAAGTGCGGACATACCGCTGATATCGATGATTTTTGCCGGACGCTGCTTTTCGGAGAGCTGCCGAAAGGGCAATTTCAGTGCCCCGGTTGTGGGGAAGCGTGGAAGCGCGTGGAGAGTGAACATAGTATACTGCGGCACGGATCAGCGGCAACCATCATCGCCGGTCGGGTGGAGCTGGTGATGGTGGATAGTAGGTTTTAACTACTGATTATATTTCGTAGGAGCGTGGATATGCTAGTAAAAATCAATCAGACGGTGGCAGTCCTGACAATAGTAATGTGGTTTTCCGTGACCATGAACCCCAACGAGTCCCGAATATGGGTGATGGCTCCGACTATGTGCCTACTAGCTGTATCCTTCGCCACGCTGATAATCACAACTCTAATCAGGATATGGAGATAGTCATAATGAGACAGACATTTGAAAACTGGTATTCAGATGGTGGCAAATTCCCGCGAGCAATTGAGCGCGATGGCGAGGGGTACAGGCTGAAACATGCTCATGATTCGTGGACATCGTGGAAAGTAGCTGCCGCAATAACCGCCGCGAGCTGCGCTGAAATTGCCAAAACATGGGCGAACAAGACCACGGATAATGTCAATCGGGCGCGGTATCTCGAAATAGAGAAAGCAATCAAGGGGAAATTTGGCTTAGAACTATAACGACTAAGCGCACCGGCAAGCGGAGCGCAGACCGTGTGCCGCGACTGGTTACAAATCGGTAGCGGCCACGAAGATAAAAAAGGGGGCATCATGAGTCAAAGGGGTGAAGATTGGAAAGCGTTTGCAGAACAGGTAAACAGCCACATTGAGGAATACACCGTTCCGCAGTATGGCGACAAGGGCGAAGATCAGGCCAGCGAGTACGGTTCTGCCGAGCACGTCTTGCAGGCGAAACGCTATCTTGCCCGGTATGGCAAGAACAGTAGACCGGGGCAGGAAGTGCTTGACCTGATAAAAACTGCCCATTACTGCCAGATGGCGGCAATGGAACTAACAAAAGAACTGGAGGCCGGAAATGTTACTTGTTAAACCTTCTGCGGAAATACTGGCGGTTAGCCTCAGCGCCTTGCAACTGATTGAATACGCTGGCCGGACTTGCTACAAGAGCGAGGACAAAATCACTGAGGACAGCGCCCCGATTTTCGCGGCCATGATCCTGAAACGTGGTCATGAATCGGTTGTTGAGCACGCTTCCGCCACTGTCCGCTTTATCTGCGACCGGGGCGTGACACATGAGATCGTTCGTCATCGTCTGGCCAGCTACAGTCAGGAGAGCACGCGGTATTGCGATTACAAGGGCGGGCATGTCTCGTACATCATTCCACCCTGGACCAGCTACACCGAAGGCGAGTACACGAACGATACTCATATTCTGACCGGCGACTTTGCGGAAACCATGTGGGCGAAAAACTGCCTTGAGATTGAGCAGCTTTACCGGAATCTGCGGGAAGCGGGATGGAAGCCGGAACAAGCCCGGTCTGTGCTGCCGAACAGCCTGAAAACTGAAATTGTGATGACGGCAAATCTCCGCGAATGGCGGCACTTCTTCAAGCTCCGCACATCTGCGGCGGCGCATCCTCAAATGAGGGAAGTGGCAACGCCGCTACTTCTGGCAATGAAAGGGCGCGTTCCGGTTTTGTTTGACGATCTGGCAAGAGATTTGTAACGGGCCGCTGGTGTGCGGCTTGTCCGCACCGGCAGCTTGTTATGATGCGTCGGTGCCACGGAGGGACGAGGGATGAACCCAACACAGAAACCAGATCGACCTTGGCTGGAATACCCTATCGGTACAAAAGCATTCGCTATCAACGGCGGTCACTGGACAAAAACGGCGCGAGGGTGGAAATGGTGTACTGGTGCAACTTTTCCGACTCCGGGCGGTGACGCCTATCGGGTTCAGTTGCCGGACGAGGGAACGGTGCAAAACGGTGTCGTTTCGAGGCAAGTTGAGTGTACCGGATGTGGCCAAGAGTTTGAGGATTTGCATCTGGTCGGAGAAACACCGGATGACATGCCGTGGTGCGATGGCTGCATAAGCACGATGGAGCCATAGGGAAGCATCATAACTACTGATTATCCCGCAACATTGCGTCTTATCACGAAAGGAGGTTGGTCATGGGAAGTCGTTGGAGTCAAAAACATTTTACTGCAAAAAGTCCCGATAACGCTCCGATCAAATCAAGCAAATTGACCGATTTTGATGCATTGTTGCAAGCGATGCACCGTGAGATCCGCCTGGAACATCTGGCCACAAGTACGGAAGATTCATATTGTGGCTACGTGGCAGAATTTCTGGATTTCAAAGTCAAGCGGCATTCGATGTTGACCGATGAAGCCGCTATCCGTGAATTTTTAACCTATGCCGCCATGGAAAAGCATGTTGCCGCTTCAACCCAAAATGTCATGCTGAATGCCCTTCTCTATTTCTACGGCAAAATTCTGCATCACGACGTGGGTTTGATCGATGCGCCGCGGGCCCGGAAACCGAAACGCATTCCCGTGGTGTTTTCTGAAGATGAGGTAAAACGAATCTTGGCCGAATTGTCGAATCCGTACCTATTGGCGGCAGACCTCATGTACGGCGACGGATTGCGCGTCGAAGTGGATTGTCTGACCCTTCGCGTCAAGGATATTGATTTCGGCCAGGAGATGATCATATTGCAGGCAAGCAAGGCTCTGAACGCTCGTACCCTGCCATTGCCGAAACACGATATCGAGCCGTTACGCGCCCAGCTCGAACATGCCAAACGATTATGGGAACGCGACCTGACAGATGGGTGGGGCGCGGTGTATATGCCGGATGCCCTCGCGATAAAATATCCGAACGCGGCAAAGTCGTGGGCGTGGCAATGGGTATTTCCGGCTGGATCCCGGTGGGTGGACAAGAAAACCGGCCAGCAAGGCCGTTGGCATCTCGATGTGTCATTGATGCAAAAAGCGTTTAAGGCGGCAATGACCCGGGCTCAAATCTACAAACATGCGGGACCGCATTCCCTGCGCCATTCGTTTTGCACTCATTTGATCGAGGCCGGTGAGGATGTCAGATTTATCCAGGAGTTGATGGGACACCGGGAGTTGAAAACAACGCAAGGCTACGCACATGTTGCCAAGACCCACTTCCGGAAATTGGTGACGCCGATTGATCGCCTGTTCGGCCTGGGTGGTACAATCTGCCCTCATTGCGGCGGGGCCTTGGCATGACCACCCCCGAAACCGACATAACCGCCACCCTAGACCAGGAAGAACAGCGCCTCCTCGCACATCGTGATGGCTGCCTGGATCTGGCCAAGCGCAAACCGACCGGCGCCAACCTCAAGAGCCTGAAAAAGGCCGAAGCCCTCCTGGGTGACTTCCGATCGGCGCGCTATGAAACCTCCGGCGAAACCACCTTCGCCTCACTGATGGATGTCGTCACTCACCTGGATACCGCCGGGTGGAAGATCAGCAAGAGCTCCGCCTATGAGCATAAGGACGAAGGCAAGATCCGCCCCGGCGTTGATGGCAAATACACCCTGTCCGCCGTCCAGGAATACGCCCGGCAACATCTGCAGCGCAAAGACGGCAGCAGCCCGACCACCGCCAACCTGCAGGAAGATAAACTACGCGGCCATATCCGGCAGATATCCGCCGATGCCGAAATGCGCGAACTCAAACTGCAGGAACGCCGCGGCGAACTGATCCCCCGCGAGCATGTCGAGGTTGAACTTGCCGCCCGTGCCGGCGATCTCAAGACGCACCTGGACGCCTCCGCCCGCAGCTCCGCCACCCGCATCATCAAACTGGTGGGGGGCGATGTCCAGAAAGCCCCCGAGCTGATCGGCTTCCTGCTCGGCATCAACCGCAAAGTGATGGACAACTATTCCCGGCCGATACAGGGGCCGGATGAGGAGGAAGAGTGATTATAGTAAAAACGCTTAAATATCCGGACCGTGTTGCCAAGTTTATCGAGATCCAAGCGTTCGATTCTATTTTTCGGGTTAGTGTCTGGTCCCGCTTTTCGCTTTTACCGTGGGAATGGGTTGCTTTCCGTAATTCATTTCCCAATATTCCTTTTTGTGGTTGGCAACTCGATATTTTGTGTTTTTCTGTGGCCAGAAAACTAAATTAACAATGCCTGCCACCGCCCATGACATAGCTGTCGATTACTCCTGGCTCCCCCCCGCCCCTCCGCGCAGCTATCGCCTCTACCCCGGCGAGCTCCTGGCCTATCGCGCCGGCAGCGGCAAGGTCGGCAGCGCCTGGGCGCAAGGCAACCGTTATGTCCATGTCTCACCGCTCCCCGGCCCGTGGGATAACGACGTCGCCCCGCACCTGGTCGATATCATGGACACCTTCAGCCGGGAGGATTTCCAGCACGGCACCATCTGCGGCGGCTCCCAGGGGGGCAAAACCGATGTGCTGCACAACTGCCTCGGCACGGTCTCCAACGAGGCCCCCGGCCCGGCGCTGCTGGTCATGCAGGACCAGGCCACCGGGGGCGACACCATTACCGACCGCCTGATTCCAATGTTCCGGGATACTCCCTCCCTGCGCAAGCTGCGGACCAAAAACCCGGATGACATGGGCAAGCAGCGGATCCGCCTCAAAAACGGCATGACGATCTACCTCGCCTGGTCAAACTCCGAAGGGCGTCTGGCCTCAAAACCGGTCCGCTACCTGATCCGGGATGAAATCGACCTCTGGCCGCTGTCCGCCCTCAAAAAATCATGGGCCCGCACCCGGGCGTACAAACACTCCCGCAAGATCATGGACGCCTGCACCGCCTCCACCGTGGACGGCCCCGTCTGGAAAGCGCAGTTCCACGCCCAGGAAGTGCGCGAATTCTACGCCGTCTGTCCCCATTGCGGCCACGAGCAAACCCTCAAATTCTCCGGCATCCGCTGGGCCGACGGCGTTGTCGATCCGCAGGCGCTCTCGAACAGCGGTTCCGCCTGGTATGAGTGCGAAGAGTGCCAGGGCAAATGGGACGAAGACGATCGGGACGACGCCGTCCTGGCCGGCAGCAAGCGTAATCAGAAAGGGTGGAAGCGCCGTGACGACAAGATCGTCCACCTGCGCCCCTCCTCGGTCTGGTGGCACGTCCCGCCGATGCTGTCGCAGTTCGTTTTCTTCAACGAGATCGCCCAGGCGTATCTGCTCACCCTCAGCGAGCCGACCGTCGAAAACCTGCGCTATTTCTACAACGACTGCCTCGGTCTCCCGCTGCCGGAAGATGCCGAGGGCGAAACCATCAAAGAAAAGGACCTCTATGAGCGCCGCGAGTATTACTCCCCCAAAGATGAACCGGCAAAGTGGCGCGTTCCGATGCAGGCCTGCGTCATCACCGCCGATGCCGACGTGCAAAGCAACCGCCTGGAATGCGAGGTCGTTGCCTGGGGTCCTGGCCATGAATCGTGGGGCATTGAATACAAGGTTTTCCACGGCGACACCACAAAGGACGAGGTATGGGACCAGCTGCACGACTGGGCGTCATCGATCACCTGGCGACATGAGTCCGGCGCCGAACTGCCGATCGCAAAAATGGGCGTTGACCTCGGCTACCGCTCCGACATGGTTGCCCGGTTCGTGCGCCGGTCCCGTCGCTACCTGGCGCACAAAGGCTCCAATAACAGCAGTGCCCCGCTAGTCCCGCGCAAGCCGAGCAGGAGCCCGAAATACAAGGTCGCGTTTTACGAGCTGGGCGTTTCCAGCGGCAAGGACAGTCTCTTCACCTGGTTAAACAATGAGCCGGGCGGGGCGCGATCGTGCCACTTCCCCATGTTTTTCGGGTACGACTTCGAATACTTCCGCATGCTCTGTGCTGAGCACGCCGTCAAAGAGAAGAACCGCCGGACGGGCAAGATGGAAACCGTCTGGAAGATCCGCCCCGGCTTCATCCGCAATGAGGCCCTGGACGTGAGAGTCGGCAACATGGCGGTGAGGGAGATACTGAATCCGAATTATGAAGTCAGAAGCAAAGAACTGCTCAGTCAGGCCCAATACAAGGCCCTTGGCCAAACCGTCCCGCAACCGAAAAAAACACGCAGAATATACAGCCAGGGGGTATCAGGTGAGTAATAAACAAGCGGAAAAAATCAGCAGGGGCGACATTGAGGCGCTGAAAAGAACTATCATCCTGGCCAACACACTGTTCCGCCCGCCCCGTGCCGCGGAGCTGCTCCAGATATCGGTCCGGACGCTTTACCGCCTGGATGAAGAGGGGCATATCCGGTCACAGCCGCTGCGTCCCGGCCAGATGAAGGGAAAGCGCTACTCGCTCCAGGCGATCGAAGATTACCGCCGCCTGGTATTGGGAGACGACTTCGCCCCACTCGATCTCCCTTTGAATATCTAGCCACTATATTTAGTGCAAACTATTTTCAAAACCACAACATTTTGTGTCAGAATGCGTCAGAATGTGCCAGAAGTGATTCCCGCCCCATAAAATACCCTCTATAATCCCGGCCATAATTAAAACGTAGGGGCGCGGTCTTGACCCGCCCGCCGAGGTTTTACATGGCCGGGATTGATCTCACAACCGCACAAGCAAAACTCGACCAATACCTCGCCGCAGAGACCAAAGTCCTTGCCGGCCAAAAAATCGAGATTGACGGCACCGTATTCACCCGTGCTGATCTGGCGGCAATCCAGAACGGCATAACCATCTGGAACAAGCGCGTGCAGCAGGCCTCCCGTGGTTGCATCCCGGTCCGTCGCCTGCAGGTGATGGATTGAAACCCTTTTCCTTGCGCATAGGCCGCGAGACGGTCGTGATCGAACCGACCCTAGCCGATCGCGTCGTCAACTATTTCAGCCCGGAGCGGGGCGTCCACCGTATGCGCGCCCGTGCCCAGATGGCAATTGTCGGCGGCTACACCGGCGCCCGGCGCGACCGCAAACAGACCTCCTCCTGGAACCCCGGAGACGGCGACGCCGATTCGGTAATCCTTTATGATCTGCCCGAACTGCGTGACCGCTCCCGCGACCTGGAGCGCAATTCACCCATTGCCGCCGGCGCCATCAACACCAAGGTCACCAACGTAGTCGGTACCGGCCTCAAGCCCCGCGCCGCGATTGACCGCGAAATTCTTTCCGGCCTCACTGAAGAACAGGCCGATGCCTGGGAGCGGATGGCGGAAGCGGAGTTCCGGCTGGCCACGTCCGGCAAAACGTTCGATGTCGAGCACCAGTTCAGCTTTTACCAGTCACAGGATATCGTCTTTCGCTCCATGTTGTCGGCGGGAGACACCTTCGTCAATCTGCCCCGCATCCCTCGCCCGGGGAATCCCTACACCCTCCGGACAAATTTTATCGAAGCGGACCGCGTCTGCAATCCCAATTCACGGGCCGACACGGCAACCATGGTGGCCGGTGTCGAAAAAGACAGCCACGGCGCCCCGGTAAAATACCATATTGCCAAGTTCCACCCCGGCAATCTCCGCTATACCAAAAAACGGGAATGGATGGAACTGAAAGCCGTTGACTCTGAAGGCCGCCGTCTGGTGCTGCACGTCTATCGCAAACGGCGGATCGGTCAGACCCGTGGCGTGCCCGACCTCGCCCCGGTGGTCGAGCTGATCAAGCAGTTCAGCACCTACACCGACAACGAAATCCAGGCCGCCGTGGTTTCCTCGCTGCTCACCGTGGTTGTCAAGTCCAGCAACCCGAACCCCGAACTGGTTGACCAGGACGAAAAAGCCAAGGAACGGATTGACACGGAGGGGATCAAGCTCGGCTCCGGATCCGTCATCGGGCTCTGGCCGGATGAGGATATCAGTATTGTCGATCCGAAGCGGCCCAACGTCGCCGCCCAGGCGTTTCTGCACGCCATGGCCGAACAGATCGGCGTGGCAATCGAGATGCCCTTTGAGATCCTGGTCAAACATTTCACATCGTCATACTCCGCCGCGCAGGCCGCCCTGCTGGAGTTCTGGCGCTACGTCCTTTCCTGCCGTTTCTGGCTGGCCGCCGATTACTGCCAGCCGATCTGGGAACTGGTGATTACCGAAGCCGTCGCCCTGGGGCGGCTGCCCGCGCCCGGCTTCCTCAATGATCCGCTGATCCGCATGGCGTACCTCGGCTGTGAATGGGTTGGCGATGCCCGCGGGCACATCGATGAAAACAAGGCAGTCACCGCCGCCGCCAAACGGGTCGCCGAAGGATTCTCCACCAAGGCGAGGGAAACATCCGGCCTTACCGGCGGCGATTGGGAGCGCGACGAAAAACAGCGGACCAAGGAACAGAAAATCGAGGGTCCGCGTGTTGCCGCAACGGTGCGGGCCGAAACACCACCGGCGCCGGAACCGTCAGCCGCGGATCTCGACGCCGCCGATAATGCCAACAAGGAGGATGCTCCATAATGCGAAACATGCGCGTTGCCGAACTGCTCTTCAACCGCCCGTTGATGATCGCGGAATCAAAACTGAACGTCATCCTGCACGCCCTCGGCCCCCGTTTCAACCTGGACCTGGCCTCGATACCGGTGCAGGAGGCCGCCGTATTATCGGACCAGGACCGCGCCCGCTCCGGATACTACGTCCGCGACGGCGTTGCCGTGGTCGGCATCTACGGCCCGCTGCTGCATCGCGTCATGGCATCCGATTACCCCAGCGGCGGCCCGACAACGTACGGTGAGATCCGCAAGTCATTCGACACCGCCCTTGCCGATGACGGCGTCCGTTCGGTGTTGCTCGATATCGACTCCTGCGGCGGTGAGGTGTGCGGCGTATTCGACCTGGCCGACCATATCTATCAGTCCCGCGCCCTGAAACCGATCACCGCCGTCTGCAACGAATCGGCCTACAGCGCGGCTTATCTGCTGGCCAGCTCGGCCGGTCGGATCATCGTGCCACGCACCGGCGGCGCCGGGTCGATCGGCGTTGTCGCCACTCATGTCGATTTCTCCCGGGCGGAAGACAGCGCGGGCATAACCGTCACCCATATTTATGCCGGGGCCCGCAAGGTCATGGGCACTCCGCACCAGCCGCTGTCCAGTGATGCCTTCAACGAAATCCAGGCCGGCGTGATGGAGACATACGACCTGTTCGTATCGACCGTGGCCCGCAACCGTGGTGTTGCGGAAAGCGTTGTGCGCAACACGGAAGCCGGCTGTTTTGTCGGCAAAAAAGCGGTTGCCATCGGCCTGGCCGATGAAGTCGCCCCGGCAGACCATGCCATTCAGATCGCCCGTAAGGGGGGTAATAAGCAACACCACAAAATGTCAGCCGTAACAGCGGCGACGGAAAAGGAGGAAACGATGAATAAGGAAACACTGAAGGAGAATCACCCCGCCCTTTACCAGTCCATTCTGGATGAAGGCAGGACCTCCACCACTGCCGCTGCTATGGGTGGCGGTGGTCCCATGTGTGCAACATGCTCGTGCAAGGATTGCGAAGGGGGCGATTGCACCACATGCACCAAGAACCCGCACGAAGCCGCCGCATTCAACCGTGGGGCGACTGCGGAGCGGGCGCGTATCCAGGGTGTCGAAGCATCCTGCATGCCCGGCCACGAAAAGCTGATTGCCGAACTGAAGTTCGACGGTAAAACCACCGCCGGAGAAGCGGCACTGCAGATCATCGGCGCGGAAAACCAGCTGCGCGCCGGGGCGCTGTCAGCGCTGAAAGGTGAGGCAAACGCTGTAGTTGCAGGTGTTGAAACCAGCGCAACCGGCGAGGTAACCGACGTTACCGAAGCAACCGGCACCATCGAAGAGCAGGCCAAAGCCGAATGGGATAAATCGCCCGAACTGGCTCAGGAGTTCCGTAACTTTGACGGCTACCTGGCCTATCGCAAAGCCTCAGCGGCCGGTACCGCCAAGGTGCTCAAAAAATAACAACCACTGCCGAACCAATAAAAAACGGAGGTAACAATCATGGCAACACTCGCAGCAGATAAATCCCGCGCTTATGAGCTGGGAGAACACAACGACCTGCCGGTCATCGCCGCCGATATCATTTATGAAGGCTCCGCCGTCGGCGACAATGGCGCCGGCTATGCCCGCCCGCTTGTAGCAGGCGACCCGTTCCGCGGCTTTGCTTTTGCCAAAGCCGATAACTCTGCCGGAGCCGCCGGCGACATCAATGTCCGCGTCCGCCGTTGCGGTGACATCGTACTCCCTATTGCCGCCCTGGCTATCACCGATGTCGGCAAGGATGTCTACGCTTCCGATGACGACACCTTTACCCTCACGCAATCAACCAATACCCGTATCGGTAAGGTCAAGCGTTTTATTGCCACCGGTTCCGGAGTGGTTTGTTTCTGTGAATCAAACGGCGGCGCACAGGTTGCCGAGATCACCGACAGCACCGGCGGGGTAGTTTCCGACACGATCGCCAACACTGCCGGAGCGGCACCGACAACCGCCGAATTCGAAAACGCCGTTGCCAGTATTGTGGACAAGATCAATTACCTGATCCGCCGTCTGGGCAATTAACACCAGGGCGGGTCACGGACCGCGCCCCTACAAAAACCACCATCTGAAAGGAGATTATTAATATGGGAGCATCAGGACTTTCTTCCCGCGCCATCATTGGCGAGTATTTCGCCCGCCTCGAACAGAATACCGGGGTTGGCTATGTCAACGTAATCGGCACTGAGCCGTTTCCCTCCGACCAGGCATCCGAAGAGTATAAGTGGCTGGGTCAGTCGCCTTCGCCCCGTGAATGGGTCGGCGGGCGTCAGGCAAAGGGCCTCTCCGAAAACGGTGTCATCATCAAGAACAAGAAATTCGAGTCCACCCTCGAAATTTCCTGCGATGACATCCGTCGCGACAAGACCACCCAGATCATGACCCGCGTCCGTGAGATGGCCGATCGCGACAACGCCCACTGGGCAAAACTCATGTGTGCCGCCATCATCGCCGGTGAATCCACCGTTTGTTACGACGGCCAGTATTTTTTCGATACCGACCACGCAGAGGGGGACAGCGGCGCACAGTCCAACGATTTGACCTCCGATGTCACGACAACCGCCGCGCCGACCGCCGGAGAATTCTCCGGCGCGATCCTCAAGAGCATCGAGGGCATCCTCGGCTTTGTCGATAACACCGGCGAACCGATGAACGAAGAGGCCCTGGAATTCCTGGTTATGGTCCCGGTCGGGTTCCTCTCCGCCGCAGCCGCCGCTATCGGCAGCGAGATCATCATCGACGGCAGCACCAGCCGTACCAACACCATCATCACCGCCGGCGCCCTGGGAGGCTTCAAGGTCGGTCTGCGCGCAACCCCTCGCCTCAACTGGACCACCAAGTTCGCCACCTTCCGTGCCGACGGCAACGTCAAGCCGATCATCCGCCAGGAAGAAGTCCCGCTGCAACTCTCCGCAGTTGCTGAAGGCTCCGAACTGGAGTTCAACGAGGACAAGTGGCGTTTCGGCACCAAGGCCATCCGCAACGTCGGTTACGGTTACTGGCAGCATGCCGCACTGACCACATTCACCTGATCTTGATCGCCGGGGTGGCTCACTCCACCCCGGCGCTTGTCAGATCCATATTCAAAGGAGTTTCCATGCAGCGCTATATCATAATAGCCATAGCAGCAAGCTTCAGCAGCGGCATACTGGAGTTGACACCTGATCAGGCATCCAGCCGCGCCCACGCCCTCACGCCCCTGGGCGACGGGTTGTACGAAGTTACCCAGCCGGTGCAGTTCAAGAACGGTGAAGTGGTCGGCTTTGACGGCGACACCAACAAGGCCCTGCTGCAATTGGTAGAGCCGATCGAAGCAAATCTCGGCAAATCTTCAATCTCCGGCAAAACATCAGCCAAAAACAAAAAGCGGTAATGCAATTCGAAGCCGCCGACATAGCCGACATCCTCGATACCACCGGCGAGGATGTCGCGGTGAAACTGAACGGAGTCACGGTCAAGACCATCCGCGCAAAGTTCCGCAAGGACTTCAGCCTGGCGTCTCCTTTTGAGGCTGAAGTCGGCAAACTCGACATATCGTTCATGTGCGCCTCGGCAGATATGGTGGATGTCACCAGCAGCAACACGTTTCTGGTCCGCGATGTTGAATACCGGCTGGATAAAAAACCACAAGACCTGTCATCCGGATTCACCAGGGTGACATTGGCGAAAAAATGACCACTCAAGCCCTGATCGATACCTACATCGCCGCGCTGCTGGAGACAATCACCATCGCCAACGGCTACCAGACCGACGCCGGTGCCAGTGTCTATAAAGATCTGGAGTACACCGCGCACCCGGACGTCATGCCGTCAATCGCCTGGTTCCCCGGCGCGCTGCAATCCGGGGCCGAGGTCGGGCCGGTACCGCCCGAAATGGGCGAACAGAACCATCTGTATCCCATGTCCTGGGAAGGGTTCATCGCCGACGATCTGGACGGGGCCGAAGGGCGCAAGCTCAAGGCCGATCTGATCAAGGCGCTCTACAGCGACTACCGTTTCGGCGGCCTGATCGAAGTGCTGGACGGCTGCAAATCCTCGGTGGCCGTGCAGAACGGAGATGAAATTTTCAGCGTCGTGCAGGTCAGCTTCACCATTTTCTATGTAACGCCTTACGGACAGGAGTGAGCATGCCTGAAAATATCAATGGAATACTCTGGTGGGCGTTAAATGGTGCGATCCTGATCGTCGCCGCGTACATCAAAGCCGACCTGAAGGACATCAAGCACAATTTGCAATCCGCTCATGACCGTTACGACAACCACGAGACACGCATCGTGCGGCTGGAAGTGAGTTGTAAACTGCGCCACGGGAGTGATGAACATTTTCATTCTCGTATATCCGACATAGGGGGCAACTGATGAAACCACGCGGCATCATCATCCATCACAGTCTCACCAAAGACGGCAAAACCGTCGATTGGGACGGCATCAAGCGCTATCACATGCAGGAAAAAGGCTGGGTTGATATCGGTTACCACGCCGGGGTGGAACGCATCAGCGGTGTGCTCACTTCCCTGACCGGCCGCCCGCTCGATATGCCAGGTGCCCACTGCGTCGGCCACAACGATTGTATCGGCATCTGCGTTGTCGGGAATTTTGACCAGGCCGCGCCGGACAACGAAACCCTGCGCTATGCCGCCGCACTGACGGCCGGATATCTACGGATGTTCGAACTGCCGATCGCGACCGTCGAGCCGCATAACAAGTACGCCCCCAAAAGCTGCCCCGGCCTCAAGTTTCCGTTCAGCTATTTCTTGGGCATGGTTCAGGAGGCGCTTTAAAAACTGGTTTCAGCTTCAGGATTACTCAGGATTCTTTAAAGCCTTTCGGATTTTAAATCCAGAGTAATCCAGGGTAATCCCGAGGCTAAAAAAAAGGAAGGTTTTTATGAGCATCATCTCCGACATATTTTCCGGCGGCGCCGAAGGTGTCCTCAAGGGCGTCGGCTCCCTGGCCAAAGACATCCGCACCGCCATCACCGGCGACGATCCGCTCACCGCCGAACAAAAACTGAAGCTGTCCGAAATGGCCTCCGCCCTGGAAGTTGCCGCCCTGGCCGCCGATGTTGAGGTGATCAAGGGGCAGGCCGCCATCAACATGGAGGAAGCCAAAAGCGACAGCCTGTTCAAGTCGGGCTGGCGTCCGGCGGTCGGCTGGGTCTGTGTGGCCGGATTGGCATTCACCTTCGTGGTTAAGCCGCTGCTCCCCTGGGTGATCCAGGCTGGCTGCCAACTGTTCGGCTATGTTTCCACCATGCCGCCGATGCCCGATATCCCCATGGGCGACCTGATCACGCTGCTGGTCGGTATGCTCGGCCTGGGCGGCATGCGCACTTTCGAAAAGATCCGCGGCGTCCCCGCAAAATAAAGGAGCACACCATGAATATCACCGTCACCGGCAAAGGTAACCTCGGTTACTCCCCTAAGTTCGGGGAGATACTCGAAGGCCAGGAATACACCATCGCAGAAGAGGATTTCGCCCCGGAGCTGTTTAATCTCCCCGGCAAAAAACAAAATAACAACCCGAAGGGAGGGGATGAAAAATGAGCAACGGCGCGGAATTACGATACGGCTTCAAGAAAGCCACCACCTGGAACACCCCGGTTGCCTGCGGCGCCGGCAACGGCTTCCTCGGCCTCGATCTCGGTCTCAAGGCCGATGCCGGCAGCGTCACCGATGATTCGCGCGGGCAACTGTTCGCCGTCGATGCCACCTCCGGAGAGGTGAAATGCGACGGGACCGTCCCGGCCTACCTGCGCTACAACGATGGACAGGTGCTGTCGATGATCGCCATGGTCATGGGCACCTCGGCCGCCCCGGCGCTGCACGCCGCCGGCGCGATCTCCTACGACCACATCATGAAAGTGGCGTTCACCACGGTCGGCCAGTTCGGCACGCTCTGCGGCATGCTCGGCACCCTCGGGGTCGAGTCGATCCCTTCCTGGAAACCGTCCAAAGTCGTGTTCAAGTGGGATACCGGCAAGCCCTGCCAGGTCACGATCTCCGGACCCGGCGTCGACGTGGTCCTGGACGGCACCAATACCACCGTCACGTTCAACAACGTGACGATCCTGGAGCGGGCCAATCGCGTCTATGCCGCCCAGACCGAACTCCGCATCAACGCCCAGTCCGGCGCCGGTCTGGCCGTCGGCGACAAGGTCGGCTGGTCCTCGATCGAACTGACCTTCGAACGCAAATCCGCCGGTGTCTATGGCTCGGTAGTCTCCGCCGACACCGATCCTCGCGACCTGATCGATGAACCGACCGGCGACGGCATGTTCTCCGGCACCCTCAAAATCCAGCAGCCGCGCACCGCCTCGCTGTCCGCGCGCACGGATCTGAAGAACAACGTCTCCAAGAAGTGCGAAATCATCTGTACCGGCCCGATCATCGAAGGGGCGATCCCGTACCTGATCAAGTTCCAGATGCCGCACCTGAAGCCGAAAAGTTACGAGAATCCGTACGCGGCCGGGATCATCCAGAACAGCCGCGAGTTCGACGTGTTGGGGGCCACCGCCGCGCCGACCGGCATGACCGGTATCACCGACCCGCTCTGGATCAACATCACCAACAAAATCACGACCAGCCTGCTGGCATAGGGATAAACCATGGCCGCACGTTTGCCCGACATAGCCATAACCCGTAACGCCGGCTGGTCGAAAGTCCTGGCTTTTTACCGGGACAAAGCCCGCACCCAGCCTGTGGACCTGACCGGTTACACCGGCAAGTGCCAGCTGCGGGCGGGAGAGAGCCGCACTTCGGCCCTGCTGGCAGAGATTGCCCTGACGTTCGAGGATCGTGCCAACGGCAAAATAAAACTGGCCATGACCCTGGCGCAGATATCGGCGCTTGCCGACGGCGAGGGGTGGTTTGACGTGCTGCTGGCCCCCTCCGGCGGTGATCCGGCGCGGATGTGTTATGCAAAAATGGTAATCGGCGACGGGGTGACCGTATGGCCGTAGATACCATTTATATTGTGGTGGCCGATGACATCGCCGTGGTTGTGGATCACAGCGGGTTGCCGGGCCCTCCCGGGGCTGCTCCCGCGTTGATATTCACATACATTAAACCAGGGGCATTGTCAGTGTCCTCCGGAGAGGCGAAACGGATCAACGAGGCCTGTGCCCTGACGGGGGGCGTGGTCGAGCTTATTGCTGCGCCCACCGGAGCGGATTTAACCGGTAATGTGCAAAAGAACGGCACAACCATTGGCACCTTTAGCGTGGCTGCCGGACAGATTGTCGGTATGGTAACAATCACCGCCGGGGATTTGATTGTCGGCGATTATATCTCGTATGACATAACCCAGATCGGCTCCGGCACGCCGGGGACACGGTTGTTGATAGAGTTGACGGCTACTGCAGGACTTTAAGGGGGGATTAGCGTGGCTGATTTAGGATTCCGTATATATGTCACAAAAGGCGAGCTAGCCACGATCATGGGGCCGTTGGCCTATGGTTCGGCAAAACGCCAGCTCCGCAGCGGCACGTCACCTCTCGGGGAAACCGGCCTGGACATCATCGAAATACTGGACGAAAACACCGGCATCTACCTGGACAATCCCGAGGTGACTGCGCTGATAAATGCCTTGGCCGCCGCCGGGATAATCACCGCAGTCGTCCGCCAGAAAGTTGCGGATTATGTTTCCGCACAAACTGCGCTCCCTCCCGAAATAACCCCCGGTGTTCTGGCCCCGGCTCAACACCGCTGGCGCTTGCCCTTCGGCGTAGATCCATCGGATTATTTCACAGCCGCCACTATTTTCCCTGAAATCCCGACCGCCGATGGCTATATCCGTGTCTGGACTGATGCCACGGTCAGTACTCATCCTGATGCTGTGATGGAGGTATAACGATGGCTATTACCACTACCGGATGGGATGGCACAAGTGGGGCAAACCCGAACACTTGCAAGATCAGTATAGCCAACGGCGATCTCTTGAGTGACCTGATTACTGCTGTTGAAGCATTTCTAACAACTCATAACTGGGCATTGTATGATGCCGTGGCTGGAACCAATGCCAGAGCATATCGCTGTCTGGCTCTACCCGATGCTAATGCGGTGACGCACTACGGGTATATCGTGCTTGACTACAATACCAGCGGCTATTTACTGCTCAAACACTATGAGTCATGGAATGCAACAACGCATGTCGGCACCAATCTCGCAATACGAAGTGACTCCACAACTTATTGCCAGCGAGTACCAGCAAATACCACAGGTACATTTACAGCTACTGGCTGGCTTCGTATTCATGCCTCAAAATTCGGGATTGTTCTGGTAGGTAACAATGGAGCTAATACGGGCTGTGCAGGCGATTCTGGCCCAACCTTCGTATTTCAAACCTCCCGTGTATGTCCTGAAGATACGGTAACACTAGGGTATGCAAAATGGGTGTGGGGCACTACCCATGGGCTAGGTCTCAACGACAGTTGGCCCTTATCAGTGTCACGCTCTCCCTCTGGTGTAAGTGGTTCCACTTATATGGCGGTTACTACAGACTTCGGATACTCTGGCCACTTCAATGGTAATCCTTCATATGCCGGTAATACATTGATGCCTGCACGCGTAGATTATAGCACGAGTAAGCTCAATTTTAGCAACATCCGGGCAAAAGGGGCATTTTCAGACGCAACATCATCTAATACTTTTGGCACAGTGCTTGATTTAATAGCTGTAACGAACACACAAGGTTCAACCAATACTGACGATATAACGTTCAACGTGGACGAAGAGCCAAACTTTGGTGGGGCGGCATTCGCACATGCTGGCGGCACTCCTCAGGCATGGTGGTTGATCGGCGGCACAACCCTCCGCTTGGCGATAAGGAAATAACATGGCTACGTTACTTACTGTCAATCAAAGTGGTCTTCACTCACATGGAGAAGCGCACTATGCCACATTCTACGACCCGCCACCGTTACCTGGTAAGCTGATCTCCACATATATCTACGATACAATTCAAGGCACTGCCGTTGTTCCGGCTGTCGAAGATGTCCGTACTGGTGTTCCTGTTGGCGCTGGCTTGACTGGCACCTTGGAAACCGGTGGCGGGGAATCATGGTACATCGGCCGATGACCCACCTCACCCTGATCTTCTCCACCCGCACCAACCCGGCCAGCGCCCTGATCCGCGCCGCCGTCTGGAGCCGGTGGAGCCACGTCGGGGTGATCGATTACGACCGGGGCACGGTGATCGAGGCGGTGATGATCCACGGCGTCCGGGAGATCCCGCTGGACCAGGCGGTGGAAAACGCCAGCCGTTTCGAGCTGGCCAACATCCGCTGTGCCGCTCCGGCTTGTGCCCTGGCTCTGATTCGTTCCCAGGTCGGCAAGGGATATGACTACGGCGCCCTGGCGGGGCTGGCGCTGCATCGGGACTGGCAACACGCCGCCCGCTGGTTCTGCTCCGAATTGATCACCTGGGGTATCGAGACTTCTGGCACCCGCCTGTTCCGCCCCGAATCGATGCACCGCATCACCCAGCAGGATTTGTACGCGCGCTCGTTTTAAAACATCACCGTAGGGTCGCGGGCTTGCCCCGCCCTGGTTACAAAAGGAGAAACATCATGCAAAGCGCTCCAAAAGGATTCGACGTATCAGCGGTAATTAACGGCAGCAATCTATCGGCATGGGTACCGTTCGGTGAAAGCAGCCGGGTAAAGATCCGCTATATCCCCCGCGACAAGCTCCGCGAAATATCGGCAAAATCAATGACGGTAAATTTCGACCCGAAAACCCGTCAGAAGCGGGAGGAAGTTGACCCCCTCAAGTGGGATACCCTTTTGGGCAAGGAAGCGATTGAGGACTGGGACGGCTTCGTCACAGGGGACAACGTTTGCCCGTGTACCCCGGAAAATATCGAGCTCTTTATGAGTCGCTGGTCCGAATTTGCAAAGTTTATCGGTGACGTCTGCGTCGACCTGGAAAATTTGCAGGCTGCCGATCTGGAAGCCGCAAGAAAAAACTCCGGGAATTCCTCTGCGCAAGGGCCGACTATCCAGCCATAAACTGCGACAGTTGCCGTGAAGCGGAGGAAACGGACGGCATCATCCCGCCGTGCGAAACCACCGAGGGATGCGTGATCCCGGTCTTGCACCCTCGCAGCGAGCGAGCCTTGGAAATCAGGGGGAAACTCTCACGGTTGGCGCAGCTCAACATTGGCGGCCGGGTGTTGGAGTTGTACAACGCGGATTTGATTGACCTGGAAATGATCGCGATTATTGAAGACGAATTGAGACAGTCAGAGGAAAATCCGGCACAAACCCCGCGCGAGGAATGATATGGCTAAGGACGTCAGATTTTTAATAGGGGCAAACGTTGATCGTGCCGAACAGGAGATCCGGAAGTTGCAACGGACCGGAGAGGATGTCGGCGATCGTCTCGGCCGCGCCTTCGAAACCCTGGGGACGAAGTCATCGATGGCTATCGACCGGCAGAAAGATTCGATCAACCGCGCATATGAAAGCATCAAGAACTCCGGGGTTGCCTCTGCCGACGAAATCACCCGCGCGGAAAAAGCCCGTGCCGATAAGATCGTACAGATCGATGAAGAGCATTTCGGAAAACGCAGTTCGCTCCTGGAAAGTTTCAAGCAAAATTGGATGGCCGTCACCGCGGCCATTGCCGGCGCATGGTTTGCCGTCACCCAGGCGTGGAACCTGGCCGGTGAGGCGGCCAAGGGATTGCAGCAGCGCGCCTCATTTTCCAACCTGGCCGCATCGCACGGCGTCGCCTCCAGCCAGATCATAGCCGACCTGAAGCGTTCCTCCGCCGAAACGATAGCTACCAGGGACCTGATCGAAAAGGCGGGCACTGCCATGCTGCTCGGAATTCCCGCCGACAAACTCTCAAAACTGATGGAGATTGCCCGCGCTTCGGCCCGTGTTACCGGCCAAAGCATGACCAAATCATTCGAGGATATATCCCTCGGCGTCGCGCGGCAATCCCGGCTGATCATGGACAACCTGGGGATTATTATCCAGGAAGAAAAGGCCAACAAAACCTATGCGGCGGCCCTCGGTAAAACGGCAGAGCAGTTGACCGATGCCGAAAAACGCCAGGCATTCATGAATGCCACCCTCGAAGCCGGTGATGAGATGATCAAGCGGGTAGGGATTACCGGGATGAGCACGGCGGAGAAGATGCAGCGGCTTGAGGCCCGCATGAAAGATCTGAAAGAAGTCGTCGGTGTCGGTCTGCTGGCGGTGCTTAATGTGGTAAGTGGCGCCCTGAACCTCGCGGCTTCCGGCGCGCTCTATTTGTCCGGCGCGCTCTTCAAGGTAGGGCAGGGGGTTGCGTGGTTGACCGGCAATAAAGATGCCATGGCGGAATGGAAAATCAACGCCGACGCCGCGTTTGGTGCGGCAAAGGATCTGGGAAAAAAAGGTCTCGGGGACCTCAGTACAGCGATGGATCTGGCCACGGGCAAGATCGGCCCGCTCAACGCCAACACTAAAAAAATGGAGGAGGCCGCCAAGGCCGCCGCCGAAGCGGAACAGAAGCGCAAGGAATATTTAAAAGCTTCGGCGGAGGCGGTTGGCAATTATGCCAAATCGGTTTCCGAACTGGGAAAGGCGCAGCTCAAGCTGGCTGAAAATGGCTTCAGCCGCGATCTCCAGCGTCAGGAAGAATATTTCAAAAAGAACCAGTCCCTGGCCGCCAACCTGGCAGCGCCGTTGCGCAACTATCTGGGCGTCCTTGATACGGTGTATGGCGCGCAGTTGAAGGCCCACCGGGATATCGAGGATGTGCTGAAAAAGATCGGCGCCGAAAAGAAAATCCAGCTCAGCGCGCAGCTTTCCGCGCTGCAGGTGGAAAAGACATACAGCGAGGCGTCCCTGAAAGCCTGGGGTGATTACCTCGGCTCCCTGAAAACGATGTATGCCACGGCCATTGACGACATCAAGAAAAAACAGGTCGAACTGACGGAGTTGCAAAAATATGGCGCCGACAACCGGAAGGCTTTGCAGGACAAATATTTCCCGACCCCTCCGCAACTCGATCCTTATGTGAAATTTTATGACGACTTGAACGCCGCCGATGCGTCCATGTCATCGGCAATGCAGCTCACCGGGGACAAGCGGATCGAGGCAATCAAGAAAACGATTGACCTGCTGAAGACCATGCCGGAGGAGGTTTCCTCCGGAGACGATGTGCTGATATCCCGGCAGGAGATTTATGAAAAAATAACCTCACGGGCAAACGAGTGGCAGAAAGAAGCCGAAGCGGCAAAGCAGGCGCAGATCGACACCGCAAAGACCGCCGCGCAGGTTTTGGCGCAAGAGATGTCCCGTGCCGAAGAGGCGATGGCCGCGCTGGAAACGAAAATAGTCAACCTTGACGGCAAGATCGTTTCCCTTTCCCGCACTGTTACCCTGACCCTTAATGACCAGGTAACCGGCGGGGTGGCCAACATCCAATTCGCTATTGACGGGCTGAAGTCCGGCCGGTCGGTTGCCGCAAGTTATGTCAGCTCCATCCCTGGCCGCAGCAGCAGTTCGTCCCCCAGTGAATATTACGAGTCAAACGGCTCGATGTATTGGGGTGACGGCAGTTATGCCGGTCCGTCGCTTGCGGTCGGGACCAACCGCGTCCCTGCGGATGGATTCGCTTTCCTTCACAAGGATGAGGCTGTTGTCCCGGCAAAATACAATCCCGCTGCTGGTGGCACTTCTCCCGGATCCGGAGCCGCCGTAACCATCACCGGCAACATCATCCTCCCCAACGTCACCAACCAGACCACCGCCCGCGAACTGTTCGCGGAATTCCAGAAACTCGGCCGCATGGCGGCATAAAAAGGAGATTAATCATGTGGACAGTAGACAGCAGATGCAGCCAGTGCGGCCATAAAGAAGACCCCTGCAAAGATCGTCCGGCCATCGTTACCGCGCTGGTGACGCTTTCCAACGAGCTGAACACCAACCCGGTGCATCTGGCCAGCCCCGGCGACGGCATCCTGATCATGGCCTGCAACGACTTCACCCCGAAATAAATGCTCCGCCCGCAGAACTATACGCCACCCGGCTATGTCCGGGACGGCTACTGCGCCCCCTGGTCGACGCTCTACGTCCGTGACGGCTATGTCCAGCCCGGCTATGTCCGGACTACGCCGCGCCCCGTCAATCATCCGCTGATGTCGTTCGACCTGGCGCGCATGCCGGGGTATCCGGAATACACCATCGAATTTGACCAGTGGACGAAGGAATCCGGCGGCGGGTCGCGGAGTGTCGGTGATCCCTACGCCGTGCGGCTGTACATGACCCTCTCCTGGCCGTCCATCTGCACAGCCGATCGGGACAACCTGGAGACGTTTTTCCGCACCGTCGCCCGGGCCCAGTCCGAGCGGTGGACCTGGTGGAACCCGATCCACGGCAACGCCCTGCCGGTCCGGTTCGCCGATGCGAACTTCCCGGAGACGCCCGAGGTCGGCTACGGCTATCACCGCCTCGACGGCCTGCGGCTGATGGTGGATGTCAACTATCCCGGCCAGATGCCGACCGGAGCGCCGAACTATGTCAACGGCATGGGTACGGCGCTTGCCGCCGGCAGCGCCCTGATGTTGTTCCCGCCGCCGTCGCGGCCCGGCAGCGGCTACGGTGTCTCCACCCGCCACGCCCTGGAGGACTCCTCCGCCGGGGAGCCGGTGGTCTACCGCACCGGCAAGAGCGCGCGGCGCGTCTGGAACCTGACCTGGAACGATCTGCGCTACATCCACTGGCTCCGTCTGCAGGCGCTGTTCTGCACGTTCGTGCGCGGGCAGGCCAATCCGTTCACCTGGTACGACACGGACGGCTCCACCCGCACCCTGCGTCTGGCCGGTCCCCGCATCACCGTCAAGCAGCTCGGCTATGACCGTTTCACCTGCACACTACCCCTGCTGGAGGATATCTGATGCGGAATTTTCCCGCCGCTTTTGCCGCCCAGGTTGTCCGCCGTGACGGCGCGGCCCCGGTGTGGCTGCTCCGCTTCATCGCCGGCGGGGTCGATTACGTCCTCTGTCAGGACGCCGTCACCATCACCCCGTGGGGTATAACCGCCCTGCCGCTGATCGCCTCGTGGGGGCGCGTCTTCGAGGGGGTGTCAAATACCCTGGCCGATTACCGCATCGCCGATCTGTCGGTAAACCTGATCAATAATCCCGCCGCCGCCACCCCCCTGCGCAGCCGGGTCAAATCCCGCCAGCTGCACGGCATCGCCGCCTCGGTCTATCTCTGGTTCGACGGCTGCAGTGATGCTCCCCAGGAGATGTACCGTTTCCGCGCCCGCGACATCGATTTGCCGTCGGAGGCGCTGATCAACCTGGAGCTCCAGGACGAATCGATCCGCTTCGAGAATTATTACCCCGGCACGGTCCTGACCGTCGACCAATACCCGGACGCGGATCCGGACGACATCGGCAAGATTCTGCCGATCATCGTCGGCAGTATCGACAAATCACTGGCCCTGTCGGTGGACGCCGGTCTCAAAACCACGCTGGCCGCCGGGATGTCGGCGGTGCAGACGACGATGACGGTATCCGATGCGGAGCGGTTCTGGATCGGCATGTGGGCGGGGATCGATGACGAAACCGTGCTGGTCACCGACATCTCCGGATCGACGGTCACGGTCACCCGCGCCCAGGACGGGACCGTGGCGACGACCCACCAGCGGGGCGCGGATGTGATCGAGATCCGCCCGAACGATTTCGCCTATCTGGTCGCGGACCATCCGCTGCAGTCGCTCGGCAAGGTGTGGGCGCGGTTCGGCAACAAGACGCTGGACGTGACCTCGATTGCCACCGGCTATACCGGTCAGCCCGGCAGCGAACACGCCTCCTATCCCGGCCAGGCGGTCGTCACCGTCCCCGGTTTCATCACCATCTCCCAGGCGGCGCAGCTGATGCTGACCGACGGCATCGGCGTCTCGGATCTGCTGGAGGTGGTTGACGGCCTCGGCGTCTCCGACGCCATCATCATCACCGACGGCAAGGGGGTCAGCAGCACCTACAGCATCTCAGACGGCAAGATCTGGCAGGACGGCATCGATGTAACCGACACGATCGGTATCAGCAACCTGCTATCGGTCCTGGACCAGATCACGGTCGGGGATAATATCGCGGTGTCTGACACGATCGGCATTTCCGACGCGATCCTGGTCGGAGATAATATCGACGTGTCCGACACCATCGGCGTGTCCGACACGATCGGCGTTTCGGACGGGATCGGGGTTTCCACCTCGGCCCACTCCCACACCGTCAACCAGAGCCTCACCCAGGCCGCCACCGGCACCGGAACGCTGGCGTACGGATCGTCCGGCATTCCGGTGGTGGTGACAAACAGCCTCTCCTTTGCGGCTTACCCCGGCACGCTGGTGCAGCAGACAATGAGCTTTTCCATCAAGTTCACCGGCGCCAAGATTATCGTTATCGACGGCACGACCGTTTACAACTCCGGGACCCCATGGTCCGGGTCGATGTCCTACTACAAGACAACTACCGGTACCGGCTCCAGCACCTCCGTTCAGGTCACCGGCGCGAACAACACATACACCGACGTCGAGACGGCCAGCTGTACCCGCGATGTCGTCTACACCGACTCGATCTCGGCAACGCAGCCGGTGTCCAAGACCGGCGCGGCCTCCAAGACCGGCGGCGCTTCTAAGAGCGGAACTGCGGTCAAGACCGGCAACGCTTCCCGTACCGGCGCGGTGTCGCGGACCGGTTCCGCCAGCAAGACCGGTTCGGCCTCCAGAGGCGGCTCCGCGTCGCTATCGGGATCGATATCCAAGACCGGCACGGCCTCAAAAACCGGGACGATTACTGCCCTCGGTACCATCGACTTGACCGGCGGCGTATCGCTGACCGGCACGGTGGACCGCTCCGGCGGAGTCACCCGCACCGGCAATGTAACCCGTTCCGGAGCGGTCGCCAAAACCGGCACGGTCACCCTTACCGGCAACTCGGTCGCCAACACTTTGATCGGTGACGCCATCCTGGTTGACGCGGTCTCCGCCACAACCCTCCCCGGCGATGTTGTCGGCGCACTCCTCGGCGTCCCCTGCAACGTCATCGGCACATTCCCGGCGGGCTACGCCTTCAACGGCCAGATCAACACCTCCCGCCCGGCGTTGGCCTGGTGCCACGACCTGGCCCGGCAATGCCGCGCCTATTTCCGCTGGGTGCTCGGCACGCCGACGCTGATCGTCCGCCCCGACGTGCTGGCCCCGGTCAAAACCATCAACGAAATCCGGCTCTCCTACGGCGAGATGATCCACGGCCAGAAACTGACCGACGTCAACGAGGTTATCAACACCATCAACCTGCAATACAACCGCGACTGGAGCGGCGGCAACTCCAACGTGCCCTACAAGAGCACTCTCACCGGCACGGACGCCGCCTCGATCACAACCTATGGCATCCGCGAACGTCCGGAGCTGTTCAAATTCGACTTCGTCACCTCTGACACCATGGCCGCCGATCTGCTGGCGTTCTATCTCCGCTGGCAGGCCTGGCAGCGCTGGCAGCATACGCAGGAGGCGTACCTGTTCGAGGCGGCACTGGAGTTCGGCGACGCGGTGACGCTCGGCTTCCTGGAGGGCGAAGTGGGGGAATGCATCGAGGTAGGTTTCAACCCCGGCAACGGCACCAATATCGACAAAATACAACTGACCGTTATCGAATAACGGCGAGGAGGGGTGGATGTCACTGGCATTGAACAAATACAGCACGCTGTTGAGGTTGCTGGAGTACGCGGAACTGGACGGCAACTGGACGGCCATCGAGACGTTTGTAAATGGCTTGCTGGCCGGCACGGGTGGGTACGAGGCCGGGAACGCGCTGAAGCTCGGCGGGGTGCTGGCCAGCGGCTATTCACCTGTGGCGGGCCCAGGCGCTGCGCAGGCGTTCAGCACTGGTGCGCTGACGTCTAACGGTCCGACTAAAGCCATCACTCCCTCCAACCTGCCCGCTTCGTTGACATACAATGCGGCAGCGACGCACATCGCAGATTGTGCCGGTGTGCAGCTCGCGCAGTCGGTCGAAATTGCGGGGGTGTTTCCCTGGTGGATGCAGGCCCGGTACACCGATAACACCGCCTGGCCGGTCGCCATAAACCCGCTGGGCGGGAAAGTCCTGGTCGGGACCATTGCTTCTGCTACCGCCGCCCTTTTGCAGGTTAATGGCGGAATCAGCGCCACAACCCACAACATCAGCGATCTCGGCACCACTGCCGTACGCTGGAAGGATTTGTGGCTGCAGTCCGGCGCGTTCAACGGTTCTGATGCCCGGCTGAAAACGGAGGTCGCGGCATTCACGCCCGCCGAAATCCAGGCTGCAAAAGAACTGGCGCGGGAAATCGGAACGTATCAATGGCTTGAATCGGTGGCAAACAAGGGCGCTGATCAGGCCCGCCTGCACACCGGCCTGACTGTCCAGCGTGCGATCGAGATAATGACCGCCAACGGTCTCGACTGGCGGCGGTATGCCTTCATCGGTTATGATCAGTGGGAGGATAGTGTCATCGAGCATCCGGCCGTCGCGCCGGTCACTGCACAGGCCGCCCAGCCCGCCGAATACGAGACACAAACACAGACTGAGACCGTAATCATCGACGGTGTAGAAACCGAACTGCAGCGGTCGGTTCTGGTTTGCATAAAGGAAGCTGTCCCGGCTGTCGAAGCCGCCCCTGCGGTGGATGCCTGGACGGAAGTGACTTTGCCGGCGGGTGACGCTTATTCATTCCGCTACGATCAGCTCAATATGTTTATCGCGAGAGGGTTTGAAGCGAGGTTGGCGGAACTGGAGGCAAAATAAATACTGTTGACATTAAATCTGATCGCATGCTATAACCCCCGTCGTTGATGCACGGGTTTTAGCGGGTTTTTCGAGGCAGTTTGCATTAAATAAACGGTCTCAAAACCAGTAAAAAGCGGCATTGGCGGAAAAACCTCTTTCCCCTTTAGCTCAGTTGGTAGAGCAGGTGAGCAGAGAGCAGAGAACTTTTAAGGCCCGGATCTTTTGATTCCGGGCCTTTTCTATTTATCGAGGCGTTTCCCGCGATGTGCTGCCGGCAGGTTGATTTTTGCGGTGGTGGTGCCGTCCGGTCGGCGGGGGAATTTATACGTGACGACGGCGTGCATGTTGTAGATATCGATGCGGTCGATGATCAGCCGCAAAAATTCGCGCTGGTTGATTGTGTCCAGGAAGGTGAATTCTTCTCTGGTCAGGTCGATACTGCTCCAGTCGGGAGGATTGTGGATGTGGCCCACGATTTCATCCCGCTGCCGTTCCAGCGTCTCGATTCTGGTCTTGATTTCAGCCATGGCCTCTTTGGCGTCAGCCAGATCCATTACGCCGTTGGTGATGGCGCTGATAAGCCGGGCTTTCTTTTCCTGCGCTTTTTTGATTTCCGCGCTGTTATCCTTCAGCTCCTCCCCGCTGTTCCTCCTGGTCTGCTGATCATCCCAAATCTGTTTCAATTCTTCCAGGTCGTCAAGGGTGTTGAATACGTTCGTTATCACCGCGCTGTTGACCACGTCCTGGGCGATCAGCCGGGCGCGTTCACATTTCTTGCGGGTGTCCTTGTTTTGGCAGCCGTAGTAGTTGATGCAGGTGCCGTCGGTCCGCGCTCTGGTATTTGTCCAGGTTTTGACGGTGCGTCCGCAGTAGCCGCAGAACATCAATTGCAGATTTGAAAGCAAGGCGGCAAATTCTTTCCTCACGCCGTTTTTGTTGTTGGTCCGGATGCGTCTGCTGCCCCGGATGCGTTTGGCCTGTTCTGCGGTCATCACCGGTTCCCAGTCGCATGCTATCGGTTCGCCTGTCTGCTGATCCGTTCGTAGCGCCTGATAAAACAACAGGCGGTCATCGGCCAGGCTCCGGCGGATGAATATTTCCGGTTTGCCGATTTCGAGTGCGATCGCCCTGGCGGACATGGTTTCGGTCATGGTCCAGATCTGCTCCATCTGTTTCAACAGGCCCTTGTCTACCACCGGCCGCCCCTGGGTTTTGTCGAGGACATAGGGCGGGGGGCAGCCGCCGCCGAGAAACTTCCCGGTTCGGTATGCTTCGTCCCGCCCCTCTTTCATTCTCCCCTGCAGCACCTTCATTTCGACCGAAGAGAAGCCCCCCTCCATCAGCAGCAGCATCCAGTCGCTGTGTTGCGCCGGGTCGAGGATCCGCGACATGGTGGCCAGTTTGACGCGGTGATCGGCGCAGAGGGTCAGCCAGGCGATATAGTCCTGCATGGTATCGTCACGGGAGAGGCGGGACAGTTCGATGGTGAGGATGATGTTGACGCGCCCGGCGCGGATGTCGGTCTCGAGACGGGCGCGTTCCTTCAGGCTTTCGGTTTTGCCCTGGGCGGCGGAGGCGTGGCCGTCGTCATAGATGGTGGCGTGCCATCCCTGGACGGCGGCATGGGCCGGCAGTTGTTCGCGCTGGACGGTGAGGCGCTGGGAGGGTTTGTCCTTGTCCTCGCGGGATTTGCGGATGTAGATGGCGCACCGTGGCTGATTAAGGGTCATTTTAATATCTGGCAAAGTCCGTTACTGTCCATTGGGTGATGGAGTCGTATTCGGATGTTGTCAGTGGCTCACCGAAGCTCACCCCGTAACCGAGCGATTGTCCCCCGTTGATGGCCGTATTGAGATCGCGGGAAAAAACTAGGGTGTCGGTTGCCGTAAGGGCGTTGACAGTCCAATGGAAGTTGATCCGGGTGGAAGAAAGGTTCTGAAACTGGAATCGTGTGGTGAAGTTCACTTTGTCGGCGGTTCTGAAATTTTCTACAGGCTCTATGTTGAGCAGTTGGACCGCGCCTGACGTCTCAGTGGCAATCGGTATGACCGGCGGTTGCTGCGGCTCTTCTGGCGTTGTGACTGGCTCAGCGGGCGGGTTTACCGGTTCTGCTTGTTGTAATGATATAAGCCCTACGGATTGTACCGTCCATGTTTCCGCTTGATATAGCAGTATGGCTGTAAACTGCTGCTGCTGATTGACGACTCGTGTTTCACCTGGCTGCACGGTTGTGGTTATTACCGGGGCCAGCACTTCCAGGTTGTAGCGGTCGCGCCCGGAAAGGGTGACGCTAATCTCCTGCGGCGAAGTGCCGGAGTTGGTGATAGTGATACCGAAGTCAAGAGTGACGGTCTCTATCGATCGGGAAACCCCGGTGATTGTAAGCTCGGACGCCTGAATGCCTGTGGCCTGATCCGCGACAACCATCGCAACTTTAACCGGTTTGGCGAAGTAGTCTAAGGTTTGCGTGGTAGCAACCGATGCGCTGCTGGATCCGCAAGCGGAAAGGAATAAACAAGCAGAAAGCAAAATGAAATATTTCATATGAACCTCCCAACTATCATTAAATGAATTCTCCATCAAACTTACAAATTTCTTTTCTTATGAATCGTCTTATATCTTCTTTGTCTGGGTTATTTGAAGAGTTGCGGGTCCAAACATCTTTCAACGGATTGTATCCATATTTGATGCCGTTGTAATAAATGTCCATCCACACACCATTCCCATCATTGAAATCATTTAAACCTATTTCCGTAAAGACGGCGGCAGGAGCATCGTCTATTAAAATCATATACCTCATGTCTTTAGCAATAAAGCCTCTGCCGTTTAAGTCCAGTTTTTCAATCTCTTGTTGAAAGACCGAATAATATAAAAATATTTCTGGGTCTTGTATTATTGTTTTTATTAAATGTTTGCAAAATCTACGAGGGTCGGTGACATCAAAGGTAGACCTCGAACTTATAAAATCAGGGCAACTGCACGTAAGGGTATTCTTGTCGACAAAGTATTTATGTGCAGGATTAGTAAAGCTTTCGACTGTGACGATTTCATGATTTATATCTATTGAATTAGTCTCCGGGCGGGCTTGATACAAGGTATTGTTGAGAGGTTGCTGTGGCATATTTCCTGCCACTTTCATGATTGCGCCACAAACACACATACATATGAGTGCGCCGAGACCTCCCCATAAAAGGGCTCCAATTCCAGCACCAAGTATAACAGCCGCTATAAAATAGAAAACATTCATATAACCTGCCATCCAAGCCGCACCATTTCTAGGCGCAATTCATATCCGCTGATTCGCCGCCCCTGTGCCCGTTTTCGTGCGATTCTTTCCGCGCTAAAACCATATCCTCAGCATCCTCAATTAATCTCTCTTGGCGCCGTCCATCCAGTTTACGAAATGCTTTCAAAAGTCTCTGTTCATCTTCGGTCATCGTTTCCGGTGCTGCGGGTGGCTGGTGGATCTCTATCACCTGAAAGCGTTTTTCAAGGCCGAACCGCTCGATGATACTCTCCGCTGTTTGGAGGGCGTTCTTTTCGGTTTCGGCCAACGGGTAAGTAATCTCCGGCTTTTTCTCTGGCTCGTTGGTGGACCCCCCCTGCCCGTAAAGAAGCCAATCGGCGCTTTTCCTACTCAACTCTATAATTCGTGCAAGGGTTTGAGCTTTTGGCCATGCTAATCCATTTTCGTAGTTGGAAATCATGTTAGAGCTTACACCAACAATTTTTCCGAACGCGGATCCGCTTCTATCGCCTCTGACTTGCTTAATTCGCTCGCCTATTTGTACTAAATTAAATCTCATAGTTTCTTTTTATATTATTATTTCCGTTTTGTAAAACACTTCCCATATTAAAGTAACTCATTGTTAATTTTAACATAAAACAGAATAATCAAGACCTGCAGCGACCATTATTTTCTGCCATACGTGATTATTTGTGTTGACATCCCATTTAACGGGATGTATATATCTCATAAAACGGGATTGAGTTATGCCAAAGCAAAAAAAAAGGAAGTGTGAACCATGACACTCGGAAAGAAAATATTAGCTGCACGTAAACGGAAAGGCATGACCCTGGATGATCTGAGCACGATCATTGGCATGTCCCGTACAAATCTCTCAGTAATCGAAAACGACGGACTTCAATCCGGCCCCGCCCCCGCTACCCTGATCCGCATTGCCGAGGCGCTCGACTGCATCGAAATCCTCATTCACCACTGCGACCTTTGCCCGATCCGCCAGCACATCATGCTCAAAAAATACCCCGACCTGAACAACATCCGCACCGATCCGGCCGTCATTGCTGCGCGCCTGGCCAAAGAAATGAGCGAAGGGGCCGCGGCTTTGACCCGTCTGATGGAGCGGTTTTCAGACAAGGACTTCAATACCCGCTCCGATTACATGGCCACGTTTGTCAAGGAATTCGAGCAGGTGGTTGACGTGGAGCGGGGGATTGAGATCCTCAAGTTTGAGCTGCTTCGCTCCGGACTACATACGCAGGATGATTTGCGGTCGGTAGAAGAGGCCCAGCAGCAAAAGTGCGTTGATCACGGGCACCATGTACAGGCACAAAAACCGGACGGTTCGGAGGAATAAGCCATGGCAAACGGCAGATTGAACATAAAACAGCTGACAGAAATCATGTATGACGCCCGGATCGATGCCGAAAAAGAACTGGCGGCGGCGCAGGATTATGAACAGTTCCAATATGCCGCCGGTCGGGCGCGCGGGGCCAGCTATGTGCTTCATTCGGTTGTATTGGCGGCCTTCGGATTGCCCCATGAAGCGAGGGGAATGTTCATTCAATACACGGAATATGCCGCATACATCAACGCGCGGATCGGCTTCCACCTGGCCCGCATTATCGGGGTAAAACAATGAACCGCTCCAAAAAGAAGAGTGGGATGCTGGAATCCTATAACACGGCCTGGACGGACCAGCAGCGGGCCAGCTGGCAGGCGGTGGGTGCGTTTATAGCGAGGATGCGGCTGGCCGTGGCGAAACAGCAGGTGACCCATGCTCTCAACAGATCCTCCGCCTCGTCCCCCTTGTGACGATTGCCGCGCGGTGGTGCGGTGCCTGATGCGCGGGGCGCTGTGTCGGGATCTGATTTGCGCCTGGCTGCAGGATCAGCCGCCCAGGGGTTGTGAGTTTCATGTTGCGGATAATTATCACGGGTTGGAAGGGGTACGGCGATGAGGATTAATTTTGTTGAGGCGTTGGTGTTGTGGATTATCTTTTTGTGTTGCGTCGCCAGCGGGGCTCATTCGTTTATTAATTATGCAATCCCGCTCTCGATCCAGGAGCAGCGGGCGCAAATGGCACCTACTCTGGACACGCTCTCCGCTTTAGGGTTGGCTGCCGACCGGGGGCGCAAATGAGCCCGGGCTGGATCGGTTTTATCTGTGGTTTGATTGTCGGCGCCCCAGTCGGGATAATCGTCCTGGCGCTCTGTATCGTTGCCAAGCGCGCCGATGGGGATATCGAGCGGCTGTTCAGCGGTGTTGTGCCGGATGAGCGGCCTAAAAACACCCTGCCGCCACGTTTGCCGAGGTACTGACGGTCCCATGCGTCCACGCTGCCCGCATTGCCAGGGGTTGGTTGAGCACGAGCCCGCGCGAACGCGACCAGCTTCAAAAAAGGGAGCATCCCGCCGAACCGGAAACCGCTCTGGGACGAGCGCATCTGCCCTAAAGATGGCTTCATCTTGATGAAGGTTCCAGAACGGGATCCGCACACCGGTTTCCCGACCCGCTACAAGCACAAGCACGTCTGGATCTGGGAGCAGTCAAACGGCCCGGTACCGGAAGGAATGGCGGTGGTATTCATCGATGCGGACAAACAAAACTGCAACCTCGACAACCTGATGCTGGTCACCCGCAATGAGTTGCTGCTGCTCAACCTGCACAAATACAAGGATCAGCCGGCCGAGATCCGCCCGTCGATACTGGCTCTGGCCAAGGTCGAAGCCGCCGCCGGCTTCCGAACCATGGGCCGTGTTCCTGGTGCTGGCCGCAAGAAAAAGGAGTCCCAACCATGAGCGGACTGCTCAAGTTTTTCCCCCGTACCCGGTTTGTCGATGAGAACGACATCGTTGACCAGCTCCGGCATGTGCGATCGGAGTCGAACGAGGCCATGGATGCGTTTGTCGATAACGAGAGCGCCGTCCGGATCGCCGAGGAACTGATCGATACGATGGGCTCTTCGGTATCCGGCTTGCGGATCCTGGCCGAAAAGCACGGGGTCGATGTCGCCGCGGTGCATGACTATGTGATCGAGAAGAATCGTGTCAGGGGGTATTACTCGTGAGCCTGTTGGCCGCCATGCCGGGTCTGTCCGTGCACGCCCCAAAAGCCCCCGCCCCGGTTGTCGTTGCGTTTGATGACGCCGCCGCCCACGATATCGTCCGGCAGGCGGTCAGGGATGTCGCCGCGGCGTTTCCCGCTCCTGATCCCTGGGGATGGCTTGCGGCTAATCGGCCGGAGGTCATCGTGGAGCTGAAGCGGGTCGGCAAGGCCATGGGCACGGCGCATTTGTCCCTGGATATCGACACCGTCAAGGCCTCCGCCGCGACGTTCGTGCAGTACCATTTGAAGGCCTGGAAGATATACGAGCTGCGCCCGCCGGTGATAGAGGTTCAAGGGAATCTGCTGGCGACGTAGGCTTTACCATTCAATGCAATAACCAGGAGCGGCGTTTGAGATTTTGTGAAGAGCACATGACGGAGGATCAGCGGGCGGAGATTGCACGGGGTCTGTTTGTGGTCAAGGAAGTGATGGCGAACAAGGGCGAACTCCACGGCCTCTGTCCTGCCCATGACGACCGCAACAAGCCGTCATATTCATACAATTACAAAAAAGACATGGGTAACTGCATGGCCTGCGGTTTCAAGGGCGACCTGGTTGACCTGTGGTGTCACGTCAACGGCCATTCCCGCGATAAGGGGGGCTTCAAGGCGTTCTGCCAGGCGTTCAATATCGAGAAAGAGCGCGATTCATCCCCTTCAAGACCGGCCGGAA